GGTAAATACTCAATCTCATTTGGATAATATGGAACACACAGAAAAGGAAATAGCATTAGCACATAAGATACATCGATTACAGGAGGAGATTGAAGGGTTAAAGTATCAGATAATCATACTGAACTCTAAGATACAAATGCAAAGAGGTACTGAAATGGAATTGAAGGCACTGATAGGACATATGAACATTCACCTTAATGAGATAGAACAAACTAAAAATAACATAATAGATATATGATACAAGAAATCAAAATCGAAGTTCCAAACGATTACTCAGGCATTACACTAAGACAATACCTTAACTTACAAAGGGATATCACTAACTACGAAGGAGATGAAGAGGCAACGAACGCTGCACTCTTTTATCACATTTGTGGCATTGAACCTCAAATCCTTTCACAATTGGATACAAATACCTTTGCAAAGATTAAATCACAATTGTATACATTCTTAGGGAACATAAACTTCTTATTGCAAAGAACCATTACTATCGAAGGTGTGAAGTACGGATTCGAACCTAACCTATCTAAGATGAGTTATGGTGCGTATTTGGATATCAGTAAGTTTGAGAATATGGGTATAGATGAGAATTGGCCAAAGATACTTTCAGTTCTATATCGTCCTATTGTTAAGGAGAATGGTGGATTATATACTATACAGGAGTATAAGGGATGGAAAGAATGGGAAGTGGATAAATGGTATGACGTAAATATGGATTTCCATTTTGGTGGTTTTTTTTTCTTCAATCGTTTATACAAGGACTTATCCCTCGCTATCCTGAACTCTTTGAAGGAGAGTCCGGAGATTCCACGCAACATCAAATCAATTTTGGACGAAAGTGGGGAGGTTATCTCTCAATTGCAGCTATTGCAGGGGAAGACCTACTAAAGTTTCCAGAGGTAATTCAGAAACCCTTAGAGGAATGTTTACTATTCCTATCTTATCTTAATGATAAACAATTAGTGCAAAATCTCGTCCATAAAGAGGCGATGAGTAAAATAAAATAGCATTAGATTGTTAATATAGGAAAGAATTATCTATGTCTATTTCCCAATTACTAAGAAAATATAAAGATACGGGAGTCTATATCGGACCAACATTAGGTCTTTCATCACCTAAAAATGATAGAAGAGCCTGTTTGTGTTTAGATAAGAATACCTATTCACGTTCATGCTGTGATGGTTTACTAATACAACAAGGTATCGGTAACATTACATCATCACGTATACAACCTGCTGTTGCATTAGGTGGATTCTCTACTGGGTTTAGTTCTGGATTTCAAATAACATCATAAATAAGAAAATAAAGCTATGGCTATATTAACCAAAAACCAACTATCGGCATCAAACGCTAGTTCATTTCCAGATAATAATCAAGGTGCGATTACCCCTCAGGTATTAAGAGATTTCAATACGAGTGTAATAGATACCCTTGTAGATAGTTTAGATACTGGTAGTTTCGCAACATCTGCAATCACAGGTAGTAGTTTAATCACTGCATCATTTACTGGCCAAACACTAACTTTTACAAAAGGTAATGGAACTCAATTTGGTGTAATAATTAGTACTGCGAGTGGAAGTGTACCTACTGATATCAATGCATTAAACGCATTCACTGCATCACAAGATACTAAGAATAGTACTCTAGCTAGTTATACTGCTAGTGTAGATACTAAATTCTCTACAATAGGAGGACAAAGTGGTAGTTGGGATAATACCAACTTAAACGCGTTTAGTGCATCTCAGATAACTAAAGATTCTACTCTTGCAACTTATACAGCATCAGTAGACCAAAAGTTTTCTAACATAGGTTCACAATCTGGAAGTTGGGATAATACAAATCTAAATTCATTTACCCAATCAGTAGATACAAAGTTTACTGCAGTAGGTAGTAGTACAAGTTCTTTAAATTCATACACATCTTCACAAGATACTAAGAATAGTACTCTTGCTACTTATACTGGTAGTAATGATACTAAGTGGAATACATTAGGTACACTAAGTGGTAGTTTTGTTTTAGAATCTGAAACAGGTTCTTTTGCAACTTCTGAAATCACCGGTAGTAGTTTAATCACTGCATCATTTGGTGGTAACACTTTAACTTTTACAAAAGGTAATGGAACTCAATTTGGTGTAATAATTAATACTTCGACTGGAAGTGCACCTACTGATATAAGTTCTTTAAATGCATTTACCCAATCACAAGAAACAAAGAACTCAACTCTTGCAACCTATACTGGTAGTGTAGATACAAAGTTCTCTACATTGGGAACACAAAGTGGTAGTTGGGATAATACAGCATTAAACTCATTTACTCAATCAGTAGATACTAAATTTACTGCGGTTGGTTCAAGTACTGCTTCTTTAAACTCATTTAGTTCTTCACAAGATACTAAGAATAGTACTCTTGCTAGTTATACTGGTAGTAATGATACTAAGTGGAGTAACTTAGGTTCTCAAAGCGGAAGTTTTGTAACTGAAAGTGAAACAGGTAGTTTTGCTAGAACGAATGTATCTAATACATTTACTGCAACTCAAACAATCAATGCGGATTTAATCGTTAGTGGTACAATCAATGCATATAAAATTAATACAACAATAGAATCCTCATCGGTAATTTACTCGAGTGGTTCAAATCAATTTGGAGATGCAGCAGATGATATACAAACTCTTTACGGAAGTGTAAGAGTAATAAATTCATTAACTGCAAGTGGATTAAGTTATCCATCTGCTGATGGTCTTGCAGGACAATTCCTTACAACTAACGGAGCTGCAACATTAGCGTTTGATGATGTACATGCTATATTAGAAGCGGTAAGATATGGTGAAAGTATTTCAATCGGTGACCCTTTATATGTTAGTGGTAGTAATGGTAATGTACCAATAGTATTCAAAGCAGATGCAGCAATCCCTTCTAAAATGCCTGTAATCTATGTTGCATCATCAACAAATGTAGTAAATACAAATACAACAGCATTAACATTAGGTTTAATTACCGGTGTAACAACAAGTGGATATCCAGTTGGAACAACTATATATGTTGCTGAAGGTACTGCAGGTTGGAGTTCATCTCGTCCATCAGGTTCTGCATCAATAGTACAATCATTAGGTATAGTAACAAAAGAAGGACCAGGTGGAAGTGGTAGAGGATTGGTCTTAAACCCAGGCCCTGCAACTTTACCAAACTTAGGAACAGGATATGCATGGGTAGGTAATGGAAATAATCAACCGATAGCAGTTTTAACATCTTCATTTGCAGAGAATACTAATTTAAGTTCTTTAAACGCGTTTACTCAATCTCAAGATACTAAAAATATTGCAGTAGGTAGTAGTACCGCATCTTTAAATTCGTATACTCAATCAAATGATACTAAGTGGAATACATTAGGTGGATTGACTGGTTCATATGTAACCTCAGCAATCACAGGGAGTTCTCTAGTCACCGCTTCTTTTAGTGGTAACACACTTACATTCACTAAAGGAGATAGTTCCACATTCGGTGTGGTAATCCCCGACGTGAGTGGTAGTAATACTGATATAAGTTCTCTAAATGCATTTACATCATCTCAAGATACTAAAAATAGTACACTTGCATCATACACAAGTAGTATAGATACTAAATTTGCAACTATTGGTTCTCAATCAGGTAGTTGGGCAGGTGGAGGAACTGACACAGGTAGTTTAATGACTACTGGTAGTGTAAGTGGTAATGTTCTAACCTTTACAAAAGGGAATGCATCTACATTTACTCTAACAGTAGAAACCGGCAGTGGTGGAGGTGGAACAATAGACACAGGTAGTTTTGCAACAACAGGTTCTAATACCTTTACAGGTGACCAAGTATTTAACGGAAGTAATTTTGCTATTAGTGGTAGTACAAATTTTAATGGAATTTCAAACTTTGCAGGTGCATCAAGGTTTAATAGTACTTCATCACTTTTCAATACTGTTAGATTAAACAATTATATTAATCCTGATGTTAACTTCTTAACTTTAGATGTTGCATCAGGTTCAATCGTTTTAGCAACACCGGCAGCAGGTAATGGTATGACTGGACTTGGACATTTAAGTTCATCAAACGTTTCTACTCAAGTGAACTTAATGTTCAAAAATAGTACAACTGCTGCAGATACAATTATCTCAGGTAGTAATAACATATTCACAAACCCAGGTGCACCAACTGCAGGTTTCAAAAGATATATAGGTGCATCAAACTATTACCCAATCTCTTTTTCAACTCCACAAATAAGTGGTAGTATGGGATGGTCACCACTCATGAGTGGTAACATCATGTCTCATACCCAAACAAACTCAGTAACATTTAGAGGACCGGTTAGTTCATCTACATCTAATATTAACTCTAACATCCTAATGGGTGGTGTAATAAACTTAGGTACATCAGCAGCAAATAATTTTGAGAAAGCAGTATCAGGAGTTAACGCGACCGGTAACGCACTCTTTAATGGTACATTAAATCAGATTGCAAATACAACTACATTATCTGGGACGGTATTAACAAGTGGTAACTTAATATTTGGTGGACTTGTTAATTTAAATCATATATCATCATCAATACAATATAACTCAAACGTTACTAATGGTAGTACGACGGTAAATAATAGATACTTCCCAATTAGTGGTAGTAGTGCAGCAGTAACATCTCCGAGAGCTAATACCAATACTTTATATGGTACAGGTCACGTAATTAATTTTGATGGTGCAAACGTATCTACCACATTAGGTAAAGCATTTACTTTCAATATCCTAGCAGGTACATTTTGTACTGCATCAGTTCCTGATGGAGATTTATGTAATGTGAACGCTACTGGTATGATAGGTAACGGATTGACTGTAATAGGTAGTACCTCACAACCAGTCTTTGCAGGAGCTGACGCTGCAAATAGTGGACAAGGTTCTTTATTCTCAGGTAGATTCAATGCACAAGATGGTACTAAATCAAAAACTGCAGAGACTGTCTTTGCAGTAGGTACGGGTACATCATATAGTAATAGAAAGACTGGATTCTTAATTGATTCAGGTTCTAATACATTCGTAGAAGGAACTCTTAACGTAAGTGGTAGTACTTCTATGACAGGTAGTTTAACTATTACTGGTAGTGCAACAATAAATGGTTCACCAATAGTTACTGCAAATCAGACAGGTAGTAATGTTATAAATATATACAATGGTGGTGGAGGAAGTGTTCCATTATTTTTTGAATATGATTTAGGTAATGGTGGGGGTAGTAGTGTACAATTAGTAGCACCTACATCCCTAACAGGTAGTGTTCAAATAACATCTGGCTCACAAATAACTTTACCAACTGGTTCTAATCAACAAGCAGGAACTGCGGTATTAAGTGGTACAATCCCAGCTACAGTAGTAGTTAGTAATTCATTAGTAACTGCTAATAGTATTATAATGTTAACTAAACAAAGTATTACAACAGCAGGGACAGTATCTATCTCATCAAAAGGTAGTGGAACATTTACAATTGAATCAACTGGAGCAAATGATGCTGACACAGTTGGTTGGTTTATTATAAATAATTCGTAGAAAATAAAATAATTTCTTGATACAAGAAAAAACAACATTGTTAAATTAAAAAAAAGAAACAAATTATGAACTCAAACATCGTACTAAATAAGATTATGAAATTACTTTCTCTAAGTAAAGAAGAAGTTTCATTAACTTACGCAAGACTAAAAGACGGTACTATTGTAGAATCACCAACGTTTGACGTAGGAGAAGCAGTAGACATAGTTTCAGAAGATGGAACTAAAACACCTGCACCAGATGGAGAACATGAGTTAGCATTGAAAGATTCTGAAGGAAACGAAACTCTTTTAAAGATTATCACTAAAGATGGTAAGATTGCAGAAAGAGAAAACGTAGAATTAGAAGTGATAGATGTTAAACCTATTCCACAGGCAGAACAAAAAGACAAAGTAAACGAAGTTCCAACTGCAGAAGGTTCAGTAACATCAGGCACTAAATTAGCTGAGATTGAACCAACTACATCAACTGACGAAACAACTGAAGAAGTAGAACCTCTACCTTCAGATACAGATTCAGTAGATATGGGTGCAATGGTACAAAAATTACAATATCGTATTGATGAATTAGAAAAGAAAATCAATAAGATGGCTGAAATTTCTATCGAAGTAGAAAAAGAAGAAGAAGAAGAATTACCAAAATTAGATGGTGCTCCAATTGAAGAAGCTATGAAAAATACTAAATTCAGTGCAGCAACTAAGAGAAACGATAAAACTGCTAATACGCAAAATCGTTTTTTACAAAATTTATACAAATAACAAAAACAAAAATCATTAAAAATGAGAAAGAATCAAAATTTCGCAATCGCTCAACCAACTTTAACTTCTCCAGCAACATATGCAGGTGAAGCAGCAAGTGGTTTTATTGCAGCGGCTTTGCTATCAGCAAAAACCCTTGACAATGGCTATGTAACAATCATGCCAAACGTTAAGTACAAATCAGTTATCCAAAAGGTAGCTGTAGACAACATTATATCAGATGCATCTTGTGATTTCCAAGCAGATGCTTCAGCATCTATCGCTGAAAGAATCTTAGAACCAAAAGAATTACAAGTTAACTTACAATTATGTAAGGAAGAATTTGTTAACTCATGGGAAGCGATTTCTTTAGGATACAGTGCTTTTGATAACATCCCTAAATCATTTACTGATTACTTAATCTCTTATGTAGGTGGTAAAGTTGCAGAAGCAACTGAGACTTCAATCTGGCAAGGTGTTACTGCAACTAACGGTCAATTCGGTGGTTTCCAAACTATCTTATCAGCTTCAGTAGCAGCAGGTACAACTGTCGTATCAGGTTCAATTACAGTTTCAACAGGTGTTATCCCAGCATACTCTGGTAGTACAACATTAGTAGGTGGACAACCAATCTCTGGTTCTATCACATCTGCAAACGTATTATCTAAATTAGATTTAATCGTTAACTCTATCCCTGATACAGTTTATGGTAAAGAAGATTTATTATTGTATGTAGGTACAGGTGTTGCAAAAGCTTACCAACAAGCATTAGCTGGTGGTGCAGTAGGAGCAAACGGATGGAACAATCAATTGAACGTTGGTGAAAAACCATTCAACTTCAATGGTATTGAAATCGTTCTTTGCCCAGGTTTAGGTGCTAACAAAGTTGTAGCAGCTCAAAAATCTAACTTATTCTTCGGAACTGGTTTGATGTCAGATTATAATACCGTGAAGGTGTTAGATATGGCAGACTTAGACGGTTCTCAAAACTTCAGAATTATCATGAGATATACTGCAGGAACTCAAGTTGGTGTATTGTCTGATGTAGTTTACTACGGAGCATACTAATAATCTAACGATTATTTACAAATAGGATAGAAATGGAGGAATGTAAAAAGTTCCTCCACACTATTCAAACAAAAATTAATAATAAAACAAAAAGACAAATACTATGGCTTGTAACTTAACACAAGGAAGACAGGAAGTTTGTAAAGAATCAGTAGGTGGTTTACAAGGAGTTTACTTCTTAAATTTCACTACTGGGTCTTTCGCAGGATATAATCCTAACGCAACTCCTGCTGGATTAATCACAGCACTTCCAACTGGTAGCACAGTGTACTACTATGAATTAAAAGGAACGAGTGCGTATACTGAAACTGTCAATTCATCTCGTGAAAACGGAACTACTTTCTTCTCTCAAGAGTTAACTCTTAATTTGAAGAAATTAACAAATGAAATGACTACACAATTGAAGTTGTTAGCATATGGTAGACCACAAGTAATTGTGTGGACTAAAAATGGTGATGCGTTTGTAGCAGGTTTGACTGAAGGTGCTGATTTAACAGCAGGAACTATTCAAACAGGTGCAGGATTAGGTGACCTTTATGGTTATTCAATCACAATGAGCGGAACAGAACCATTCCCAGCAACATTCTTATCAGGTAGTACTGCAAGTAATCCATTCGCTGGATTGAGTACACAACCTACAATTGTATATAGTTAATATATTCACTTGAAATATACTAAAACCCACTTCAAAAGAGTGGGTTTTTTTTGTGATGTATAACAACTTTTGAGTTCGTGTTTGTTAAGCTATAGATAAATCAATACTAATACGGCCTAATGCTAACATATTTCATCTCTGGAAGTAACGGATTCACAATTAGAACCCAACCAACTGCATCAAATCAGTATACAATGTCCTTGCAGGATATGTATACCTTGCGTAATTTTACTGCATCTCTTATTTCTACATCATTTGAAGGGTACGAATCGTTCCTTTCTTTTACTGCATCGATAAGTGGAGCAATTGTTGGGAGTGAATATCGAGCAACCCTTTTGAATAGTGGTAGTTTACAACCAATTTGGCATGGTAGTATTCAGGTATACTCATCACAATCAGTTGATAAACCGGTATATAAAACACAAAATGATGGGTATATATCTAATGAATCAGCTAACGAATACATTATAATGACATAATATGAAAAAAGAACAGAACTTTTCAGTAATTAACCTAACAAGACAGGATGTCCCTAACATTATAGAGGATACGAAGACCCGATATAATTGGATTCCATTAGGAATATTAGGACATGATGATTATTTTGATACGATTACTGAAGCATATAATACATCAACAACTAATGCAGCTTGTATAGAAGGTTCTGCAGATTTAATCTATGGTAAAGG